TTTTTTACTGTTCCAATCACCACCCCATCCGAGGCCATATTTTTTTGCGATCGATGAAGTGTTTGACGGCATGTCAGAAATAAAAGTATTACTATATGGATTTTCTTTTGGGTTGATATCAATCGCGGCACCAGAGGCATGATAACTCCAAGCGCCAGTTCCTGCCGCGCTCTTTCTATGCACATATCCACCTATACTATAAATTGTATATCCATTGGGATGATTTGGTGCTGGAGTTTTTTCAAATTCATTGATAAACGCCTGAAAGTTGTCTGCATATGCAGTTGCAATATATGTGCTCTTACCATTTTTAGTTGTAATTTTTGAAAGTCTTTCGCGGTTTGTTGCATCGTCAGCTACTTCACCTTCGTTCATTGCCTTGCCGTGGTTAGAGTGTTGAGCGGTTCCTGCGCCTGCGCCGTTATCATCTCCAGCACCAGTATCAACACCAACACCACGGGCGTGTCTATTCACATCTGCCTCGTTTTTCGTGGAAGCGCCAGGCGTCCTCTCATCGTCAGATGGATAAAGTCCATCACCAGAACCTACAGAATCATTTCCAGGCTTTCCATACACAGTTCCCCAAATAATCGGGTCTTGTCCCATCTCACCATCTCTAAAAAATCCCATAACCCAAGAGCCCGGAAGTGCGCCTGTTGGTGACTGGCCAATACCAGAAATGGCGGCAGATGTAATAGGCATAAGTGCGGCACACCAAGGAAGTTCATTTGTTGGCAATTCAGATTTGTCATCTGTATGCCACCCAAAAATTCTAACTCTAACTCTACCCAAAGCCTCTGGGTCGACGACATCTTCAATAATTCCCTGCCACCAAGTTAAACCTTCTCGCCCTGTAAAATAATTCATTTACCACCTCCACCAAGATTAGATCTACCTATACTGGCCACATCACCTTGTGCTGTTGGCGGATCTGCTGGAAGTTCTCTGTTGAACGAATCTTTCACTAATTCCAAGTCCTGTTCATACTGCCCCAACATCATTCTGTGTTGGATTGCAGTGATAAGATATTTTCCACTATATTGTTCATTTATCGCGTCCGGTTCGACAATACTGTATGCCGGAATTTGTAGATCAACGGTGTCACCAACAGTCAATTTATGATCACCAAATACAGTAATAGTACACTTAATATTTTTCATTAACTGCTGGAAAAACATTCTTTGGAGAAAAATTTTCTCTGCATTAAACATTGGCGACCCAGAATTGATTTCAATTTCTGGTTGTATGTATAAAGTTTCTGGTTCGTATTGTTCACCCTTACCACTAACATCGTGAATGGGCCCGTCATTCATATACTCATATTTATCACTATCTTCCCAATACGAATGTTTATATTCTTTTTTAGTCCTAGTTAAGAGGTCGATAGTGTGTAATTTGGTATTATACATACCATTTGTGATGTTATCTAGTACCGAAAACGCAGAATCGAAACTATAATCCAAAACTTTTTTATTCTCTTCGTTTGAGTCAAAACTAGAATTTGGCATATCACCAACAATAAAAGAATTTTTAGATTCCTGTTGTGTGTAATATTCTAATGGTTTGAATTGATATGATTGCGTATTCTCAAAAAAGACATACGAAGAACTTTTATATGTATCGGAAAACGCGCGGCGTGTCAAGAAAGATATGGCCTTTAGCGGGGTAAACGAAGGAATAACAAAGGCCGTTTCGTTTTCATATCTATCATCGCTTTCTTCAACTTCGAGTGTTTTTTTAGACTCAAGTTTTTCAAAACATTTTTGGGCGATTTCAGTTGCACTACCACTAAACTGTTTTGATATTCTAGTATTGAAATTATTAATCATATCTTCTGTCGATAGATGCAATGTAAAAAATAGAGTACTATTTTCAGTATAAACGTCTGAAATTTTTGTCACAATCATATTCAATGTAGTTTCTGTCTTGTCAACATTCTTAGAGGAGTATGAAAGTTCCACTTTTTCTTGTCCAATGATAGGCAAAAATCTCATCATACCGCTAGTGTCTGCAAAAGAAATAGTCGCAGTTATACTAGAAGAAAAAATATCTTCATATATTCTCATAGTCCTATAAAACTGCAACATGTTTGCTTCATCGAAGTCGTTATGTGCGGTTATTTTCAATTGAGATATTTCAAAATCGCCTGGGCGATTATACTCCGATGGTCCGGCCATTATTTAATAATCCTCTTCCAATCTTTGACAAACTGATCTACAATTTCTCGTCTAATAATTTTTATTTCTCTAAATTTTTCATTATTGGCATGTTTTTCATCCCAACTAGAAAATTTTGTGTAAGACAATCTTTCTACATCTTCTAACATAGAGAAGGATTCGTTTGATATCTTATATCCAAGAGTGTTGTGTATATAGTGTACCGGAGTGTTTTTTGCAATATCTATTGGAAGTGTGCGCCTGTCTTTGACTAGTGGCGTCCAACCAGATCTGAAACTATCTGTATTTGAGTCGATATATTTTCCATTCCAAATATACCAATCTTCTTTTACTTTTGCAAGATTTCCTGACGCTCTACCATTGTAACCGTCAAGAGAATTTCCGTCCATACCATCGACATAATGTTTACTCGACGTATCTACAACTTTAATTAATCCCGAAATAGGTCTGTCCGAGCAGTGATAATAAATGTAATCCGGCGCATTGTCTGGAACATCCCAAGTTGTGATTCCGTCTCCTAATCTACTCAAAGACAACCCATCTCTATATTCGTTATTATATAAGTTAGATTTCCAAGAACCTAGTCCATCAGTGGCCAAATAAAATTTTGTGACGTCTGAAAACCAAACATTAAAAATTGATTTATGATTTCTATAAACGATGATTGTTTTATTCATTACTGGTGTTGGATCACTTCTAGTCGATAACATAGTGGCAGTCGGTAAATGATAATCATTTAATGTTAATGTAAATTCCTGATTAAAAACAGATTCATTATACAAACCATTATTCACAAAGTTCCAAGAACTTGTTCCAGATGCCCACTCATATGTTTTATCTACATTTTCTACATAAATGACTTGTCCATCAAAACCTTCTTTTGGAATCTGTTCCAATTGATCAATTCTTTTAAGAGTTTTATATGGTAACACTTCTGGTTTGTATTGTGCGAGTATGGTTTCCTGTACTGTTGTGTCATTTGCGGGCCATTCCGAATAAACATCTTTAATATCGTTTGCCATTAGAATTACCCAAGACATTTTCGGGTCGCCATAATATTTATATGCAAGACTTTCGGGGCTGTCACCACTTACAACTACATAATCAAATACATTTCTATTATTTCTCATATATTTTTTAAGAATATATGCATATGTAAAAATATTTTTTGCATCGACTGGCCGACCCGACAAGTCGATATCATATTGTATATTTCGAATATTATCAAACATATCTTAGTACCCCGCAGCTGCGTCTGATTTGGTGACAAACTGTACTTCTTGGAATGTCAAATTCATTGCAATAACCGAAGGGGCCCCAGTATTTTTAAATTTACCGAAAGAACCATTTCCACCATATGTCACTTCACAGTCCGTTAAAACAGATGGTTTTATTTTGTGCATATATTCTGCCTCTACACCGTTTATAAAATATTGTATCTCAAAATAATTTGGCGGTGTAAAAAAGTTTCCATTACCCCCGATATCGGGCAACATCTGAATTCTAAACCATTTAATTATATCAGCGATATTTGCGCTCTCATCCGAACTGCGCGGCATTATATTATATTGATATTGAAATGATCTATATTCTATACCACGAAATATAACATGTCTATTCGCGGCGGCGAGTGTCATACCCATCGCTTGCGCGGCAACATCAGCACTATCTCCGGCCTGTCCTGCGACCGCCCCGATGGCATTTCCAGCTGCGTCGGCACTAACACCAAGGAAACCCATAATACCAGCGGCTTCAGTGTCTTCCATCCCACTCATACCAATATTTGAGAGGCCTGCAACCAAACTTCCTGCATTCGTTCCCTCATAGTTGGATTTCGAAGAATTGGTTACTGTTTCTGGTATGAAAAGTTTGACATTCCCCTGTGGTTGAAACTCGCCCTCTCCCGCCGCTCCAGAAGACCTACCAGAGGTATAGCCAGGAATACGATTAGAAAATGCCTTAAAAGAAATAAAATCTTGAGACTCGGAAGAACCGTCTACAGCGTCTGCCGGATACGCTGCGGCAAAACCTGCCAATTCTGACATATTTCCTGCAACCGTGCCTTGGCCGGGCGGTCCCGCCTGTTGATTAAGATTTGATTGCTTCCATTGAACATTCATTGGTGGTTTTGCCATAAATAGTTCTCCTAAATAGTTAAATATATTTATAAAGGTTTTTATTAGTTAAAATGCCAAGGTTCACATATAAAGGAAAATATAAACCGATCCACGTCACAAAATATGTTGGAAATGTAAAAAATATCGTTTACCGCTCCATGTGGGAAAGGCGATTTATGAAATATTGCGATGAGAATCCTGATGTCCTTAGTTGGTCGAGCGAAGAGTTAGTTATTCCCTATTTATCACCAATTGACAGAAAATTACACAGATATTTTCCAGATTTTTTAATAAAAGTAAAAAGAGGCGAAAAAACGCAAACAATAGTCATAGAAGTCAAACCAAAAAAAGAAACGAAACCACCAAAGAAAAAGAAAAATATTACTCCCAGATATCTAACTGAAATGAAAACTTATAGCGTAAATGCGGCAAAATGGAAGGCCGCAGAAGCATACTGTTTAGATAGACGCTGGGAATTTAAAATAATAACAGAGGATCATGTAGGAAGATAATGTCAGACTTTACCCCATTACTCAAAAGGCTAGAAGCCCGTGGAATACGCGCAAATACCAATGCGGCCAGAAATTGGTTTCGTACCAAGATAGGCGAAACTCAAATATCAAGAAAATCTCTATTGTCAGATTCGAATAGAAAATTCGGAGGCCTTGAATTAGGTGCAATGTATTGCTATTCATACGATCCTAAGTGGAAACTTAAATTAAAATACTATGATGAATTTCCACTAATTTTTGTCATAGAAAAACTTAGTGACGGATTTGTTGGAATCAATCTACATTATGTCGCACCGCAAAGACGACTGTTCATTATGGAGGCTCTATCAAGAGTTGTATCAGACAAGAGATATGACAAACAAACAAAATTGAAAATTTCTTACAACATATTAAAAAGTTTGTCTAAATATAACATAATCAAACCCTGTTTAAAACGATATCTATATACAAAAGTCAAAGGAAACTTCGTAAAAATAGATGCAAACGAATGGGACATTGCGGTATTCTTGCCGGTACAAAAATTTAAAAAGGCACCCGCCGCCAAAGTTTGGGCAGAAAGTGCAAGGAGTCGTTAATAAATGTCTTTCAATCCATCCATATCAGATTTCGTTTCCCAAATAAGCAAAAAAGGGCTGTTGCACGCCAACAGATATATACTATCCATAGATGCGCCGGAGGCCGTTTTAAACGGTGCTGGGGGTGGGAACGAAGATATGCAATATAGAGTTGCAGATTTTACATTGCCGGGGAAATCCGTTTCTACCGTTGAAACTAAAATATATGGTCCAGTTAGACAGGCACCATATGCAATGACGTATGATCAAGCAACATTCAGTCTATTATTAAGCGAAGGTCTCTGGGAAAGAGAATATTTTGAAAGGTGGATGAATTTAATTGTAGATTATGAATCACATAAAGTTGAATATGCAAATAAGTATTTGGGTAAAATGACTCTATCTGTCTACAACGCAGGCGGAACATTGACACAGGCATACAATTTTGTCGATGCGTTTCCACTCTCATTGGGCGATGTTGCGTTTGCATATTCAAACGAAGAACCTGCCACCTGCCAAATCACAATATCTTATCTAAAATATATTTCTAGCATGACACATGAAAACGCTGCTCGAAGTTCGTCAGATGTTGCCGATTTGGCACAATCAGCACTTACAGATCCAGACACGACGGCGGCATTATCTGCTGGGTTCCAAGGAGCCAAGAAAGCCTCAGACAGGGCCGTGAAAAAACTAGAAAATGCGGTCGGAAAAACAAGAGAATTTGCCGAGGCCGGCCGAGACCGATTTGGACGTAGTGTTGAACAGGCCACTGATGCGCGTGTGAAAAATGCACTAAATAGTGCAGGAAAAGCAAAGGAAAGAGCCCATCAGTTTGGACGTTCGTTTG